AACTTTAAAAAATAAAAATTAAAAAAATTAATCAATAGAAAATATTTAGCTTATGACTTGAACCCCACTTGAACCCGACCATGCTACACTAACCTTGGATTTAATAAATAGATATGCCGAGATTGGATTGCCGTCAGTTAAACCATTTGTCATTTGAATACTGAACTGTGAGTTGGAGAAATCAACACCTTCACTATCAAGCTGATCGTAAAGAACACCAACACCATAAACACCACCAGTATCGGGTATGTATCTATATCCAGTAGCAGTATTGTTATTGACTGTGAAATTGCGGTTGGTATTGAGTGGCGAAGCAGTTGTCCTCGTATGTATCTTTTCGGGAATAATAGAAGATAAGAAACCCTTAATAACTTGACTATCAACAACGGGGGTTAGATTTGTAGCACCACGAACCGACGAAACTTCAAAAGCACTTGGGAAGCGTTCACCATTACGGAGGAAAGAAATTGTTTCAAGATTAGCCACACCACCATCACCCGTACCAGCAGCATTAGGAGCAAGAGAAGGCATATATGTAAGGAATCCATCTTGAGATAAATTATTCACAAATGAAGCTGGGACAAAATTGACAAATGAAGCAAGAACTTTACTTAATCCAAGATTAAAATTAATAATACTGTTTGTAGATTCTAGTGTGGAGAAATATGAAGTAATAGAATTAAATGACATTACACCAGTATCGGGCGATGGTTCACCATAAGCTACTTCACATGCTACTTCAAGATTGGATAATTCATAAAAACTATTCGCAATATTACCAGTAGTAGCATCACTCGAATAGAAGAATTGACTATCGGGAGCAAGGTGGATTTCAATTTCTAGAGGAACTTTTGATAGAGGCAACTTTGATGTCCCAAGAGTTAAACCCGAAGGGAGTGGGATACAAAACTGCGATTCACGAGTATTGCGAACAACACTATCACGGAAACCTTGGTAATTAGGGTAAATTAAAGCAGTTTCTCCAAGATGACCCGCTACATCTTGCATACCCGCCATTACTGGAAGATATGAAGCCATAAAGCGTCCATAATGTCTAATATGTTCTATAACTTGTTTAGTTTCAGCATGACGGAAAACCAACTGATCTATAACACCGTAAGCACCGAGTTTATGGGATGCTTGGAGTTCAGTAGCAGCAGCATCCGTAGGATGAAGCGTACCAGCAGCATCACGCCATATATTAAGATCACCAGCAAGACGAAGAGAACTTAAATCAAGCATAGCATCTTGACGACCAAGAGTTACGGTAAGGATAGGATTACCACGAGCAAATGATACTTTACCCGAAGACGGAACATTATTCGGTTGAACGGAAAGATACTTTTTAGCAACACTCATTTTATATTTAATACATATAAAATAATTTTAAAATAAAAAATAAAAAAAGATGAATAGAAAAATATTTACAAAGTAACCATAACCGCATCACCCTTAATGGATATGCGTCTCAAGTGAAACATGAAACAAAAGAGGAGTTTGTTGTGGCTTGGGCTTCTATCACTACCATCAGCAGCAGTTTCATTATATAATAGCTGTAATTGATTAGATTTGTTATTGAGGTTTGCAACTCCATCATTAAGAGCGTATGCTCTACCAATTAAGAAATTACGGTTGTAATCTACAAAAGACCTTGGAACAATCCCAGCTTGATTAAGTGCTTTTTCTAATTCGATAAGTGGCTGTGCTGCTATAGATGTCCCTTTATTAATTTTAGATACAACAATAGGTCTTGATGGAACAAGTTTATCATCTACTACCATTTGGTAAGATGTCAACTGGTCTATAATACCAACTTGACCGCTTCTAATAGAATGAAGGCGACCATCCATAGTAGTAACCTCTTCATCATAACAAGCACGAAGACCACCAATTAATTCAGCACTATTTAATACCTTCGCATCACTCGGCATACAAATCATAGATTTAACACGAGTATTAGATACTGCGAGATTTACTGTAGCATTACGATTGCTTGATAATAGAGAATGTTTGTAATTAGTAACACTTGGAATATCAATCTCAATACTACCACCATCCCTCATCTTTTTCATCATACCAGCTTCATATCTCGGGTCAACACCTACTTGCTGTGCTACAATCTCCATGTTAGAAAACTGAACCGTTGCGGGGTATGAAGTTCTCTTTGCGATTAATTCAGTTGTAGTGTCGTCAGCTTCTACTCGTCTTTGGTCTAGAGCAGCAGAGAAAAGAATAAAGTTATTTGAGGTTGCTTCTAAACCAGTCCCAGCAGTGCTATTTTGGAAATTAGCAAATGTAAGTTTAACATATCCACCATCCATAGAAATATCAGTAATTACGGGATAGTTTTGAGCTCCCGTCTGCGTTAAAGCACATTCTTGGAGTGGGTCAGTAATACTACAAATACCAACTTTTTCACCTTTTACAAAAGGGCAATTCTCAACTGAAGTCATATTGTTTTGTTTGCCTAAAAATATTTCAGTTTGATTAGCAGCATTATCTCTTGCTAATGCTGCCCCACCAGCATCTATACCATGAAATACTGGGTTTTGTTTCATTCTACGTTGACGATTAACACTATCTAACTGCTTTAAAAATCTTGCTGGGTCTTCTAAATCAACCTCAATAAATAATCCATTTGTCATCATAACTGGGAATATCTTATCACCACCATCAGCAAATAATCCAGTATGAATTGGTAGTGAGAGTTTAGCAGTCAAGAAGTCGTCCTCCGACCCCCAATCACGAGCAGCGGGAACAGTCCCAACGGGTTTGTAATATGGGTTAGTAGATAAATCGATATTGTTAGAAACTGATGTACCAAGTGTGCCTCGGGTTTCGATTGTATCGACAAGTGAACCTTCTTTTAATGCTCTCATCTTTCTCATAGATTCATCTTGATTGTATGAATACTGGATTTGAACCTTTGCATTATATTCAGTAATCTCCTCTAGAAGAACAGCCCGAGAACCCGAATAAATACGAATATTTTTAATACATGATTGTCCGCCAATAAAAGGGTCTAAATGAAGGCGTGTTGGAACATCTCCCGTTGGAACAGCAACTTTAACATCAAACTGTAAATAACTATTTTTACCATCAAGAAACTTAACAGTTGGGGGTATTTCGAAATCTACCCTTCGCCCCGACTGACCCGCAGTCCCCGAATAGGACTGTCCGTTAGTTGATGGAATAGAAACTTGGGTTTGTGAAACTTTGATCTTTTCATCATTACGCCAATAAGAACTCATTTTATAATATACTAATATAAAATAAATCTTTATAAATAAATTAAAAAAAAATAAAAAAAAAGTTTATTGAGTTCGACCAACAGCTTGAGTAACAAGATCCGCAGTAGTTTCGCCCCTTGTTTGTGAAGTAATATCTTTTTCTGCTGTTTCTTTACTTTGTTCTCCCGCTTCTTCTTCACCAACACCTTCAGTAATACTACTAGCCAAACTTATTGTTGCCCCAAGTGCTTCTAATCCAACAGACCAAGGAGTAATACCACCAGTAGCAACTCCCGCAACTTCTAATGCTGAACCAATCATGTTGCCGATATTACCAATACGAGAAGCACTATTAGAACCAAATGCGTCCATACCAGTTTTACCCTCCATTAATCTACCTATATCTTGGAAAGCATCTATACCACCACCTAATCCAGCAACACCAACCTTACCCACAGTTGCCGCTTTACCAGCAAACTTACCAACAGTTTCAGCAGCAACTTCAGCGGAACTTTTAACACCAGCACTACCAGCAACTTCTCCCGCTTCTTCTGCTCCTTTTTCTGCTGTATATACTTCAGTTGTAGCTCCGCGTTCACCTACATTTTCGACTGATTCATTTACCCCAGCTTCAGCTATTTCATTAGTTAATGGGGCTCTTTCAGCTCCCGCTTCTCTCGCAAATGTTTCTTCTTTTGATACAGCAACATCTTTAAAACCTCCTATTTGTTTTGCTACATTACCTTTCTTACCAATCACCGCTAATTTACCACCACTCGTAGCACCACTCAAAATATTCTTTTGTAATTTAGAACTTCTATCTTCATCTTGGTCTAAATTAGATTGGTCTAACTGCTCCGCAAGAGAATTATTAAAATCTTGTGTAGCTTGGTTTATTTGCCTCGCTTGTTCGGTTTGTGCGTTCGCTTGTGAAATACTTGCTCCCGATCCATATAAATCCATTTTATAATATAGTAATATAATTTTATTATTTAATTTTTTAAAAAAGTTTTTTATCTCCGTCAGCAATTTTAGTTTCAAATCGAATATATGCTGATGCGGGATTTGTTTGCATATCTAAATATAAAAATGAATAAGGTGCGTCTTCAATTGCTTTCTTATATAACTCCATAAATATATTTGGGAATAAATCACCGTATTCTTCATTTATCTTTTCTAACTCTTTATTATTTTGCTGTTTCATGATAATCACATCAGTAGCATTATTACGTATTAAACCACTAACAGCACGAAACGATTGTGTTGTGAAAGCAAGTAAACCAATACCATAATGTCTAAATCTTGTTGCTAGAAAACTAACGGCATTTGTTTTCTTAAAATCTTTTGTTAAAATATCATCTAAAACTAATGCTATACTTGGTCTTTCAAAATCTTCATATTTCTTTTGACTTTCTATAATGGATGTAATCATCTCATCGTTATAATGATCTTCACATTCAAAATATTTATTCATGAGTTTACCTTTAGGGTCAGCATTCAAAGTATTAGATATAATCTTTACTATATCGAACTTATCTTTATACATTTCGGGATTACATAATAGATTAACTAATAGATTAGATTTACCTTGTTTTACTGAACCAACAATTAATAATAGTGATGGTGGTTGAGGTAAGTGTGGGTGTATGTCAGCAAACTTATCATCGGGGTCGGGATCTTTAACTTTAAAAACTTTTGGCGGGGCTTTATCCATTTATAAGTATAATATATATTTTTTTTATATTTTAAATAATATAAATGAACCAGCACTTTTACATCAATCTAGAAAATCGCCCCGAAAGAAATGGATTAACTATTAGTGAATTAAGAAAGCTTGGAATTAAAAAACCAAATAGATTTAATGCGATTACACATGAAATACCTTTGGTTGGTTGTGCTTTATCGCATATTGGTTGTTTGGAAAAAGCTAAAGAGTTGGGGTGGGATTATGTAATAATATTTGAGGATGATATTAAAATCGAAAGTAAAAAGAAATGTATTGAGAAGTTTAACAAATATATTAAAACTGATTTTGATGTTTTATATTTAGGTATTTGGAATTATTTACCACCTCAAAAAATAAATGAAGATTTAGGAAAAGTTGTTAGAGGTTCTTGTCTACATGCTTATATTGTTAAATCTCATTATTACGATACTTTAATAAATCATCTTAAAGAAAGTATTGAATTGAAAATAAAAGAGCCAAAAAATAATAATTATAATAATGATGAGTATATCCATACATTACAAGCTAAAGATAATTGGTATTGTATCACACCAATACATATAACACAAAGAGACGGATGGAGTGATAATTTTAAAGAGATTAGAAACTTTAGTCAAAGGATTAAGAACATACCGCAGTAATAAAATCGGTTGTTTTTTTGTCAATAGACATTTCTGCTAAATTGTTTGTATCCGTTTTAAACTTATCTTTTACAATTGTATTATCTCCATGGACTACTGCTGTCATAGTTTTAAAAGGGTTTGTTAATTCGATTGTTTTTAGTTTACAACTTTGAGTAATCCCTAAACCTTCAGCACGATTGGATAAATTAAATCCTACAGTTTTATTGAACCAAGATCTATGAAACATCATCGTAGCTTCATGTATTAAAGTTTTATGACAACCATTAAGAG